AGGTATGGCCGAACGTATGGCATTGGCCGCGCTGGTCAGGGCATTGCCAGCAACCAATCCACCCTCTTCTGTGGCTTTCCCGCCTATCTGTCCACCCGTCAATATTGAAGAAGCTGCTAAATGGCCATCCAAACCTATCTTGTAGCCAGCCGATACTATTTCCCGCGACGTGTTGATGCCCGCCGTGTTCAATCGTACAGAAGTATCTTCTCCATAGCGTTTGAACTTCATGCCGGTGTCTAATACTGGCTGAGAAAGCTTTTTGCCTGTCTCCTCTGCCTGTCTCTGCTGGAGCCTCCAGACTTCGGCCTGTCCGGATTTGCCCATCAGATCCAGATAGGTAGCTTCGTTCGCTAGGGAGGCGATGTTGATCTCATCGAGAAGAGCTTTGATAACCGCTCTAGCATCAGAACCCGTGATAGGACCGGCTACCCGCTGTCCACCAATCCAGAGCGATGCTTGATCTTGACCATAATGCTTTGATGATTGATATCTCAGACCAACGCTGGTTCCGTCTATAGTGGTGACATATTCACCGGACCCCCTTCCAAATATGCCTCCATATTCATGCTTCGAAGAGGTCTGTTTGTTTATGGCCGCCAATGCCCCTTCGGGAGACAAGCCAAAGGCCGTCATATAACCGGCCAGGGTAGGATCGTATCCTGCATCCACCAGACCTTTCTTGATAGCTTCGAACCCCGCCGTTGCCCCCTGAGATACAGCGGATTCAACTGTACTGGCTACGCTGGCTTGTGCGCTATTGGCCCCATCGACTAGACCGTCTTTCATGGCGTTCTCGGTCTTCCATCCGAGTTCTTCTGCCGCCGTATCATATACCCGGCTGAAGAAGCCTGTAACCTGTCCAATGGAGCTTTCTGCTTTATCGATCAGGTCACCTACTCCAAGGGCTGAAGCAGCTCTATCACCGAGCCTTCCAAAGGCGCTTATAGCTCCAGATATGGCCGTTGGAATGGCATTTGACAGGCCATCTACGATCTTGTTTTTCGCTTCGCTGAATGTCGTGCCGATACCAGATAGCTTCTCCTTGAAGCTATTGACATACCCCTCAGCAGTCTTGAAAAGCGATGAGCTGGTGACTACGTCACGTAGCTCTTTCTTGAAAGCTCCGACAAATGCCCCGCCGATACGGAACGCCTCATTAACACCTCTCGCCCCGGCCACCAGGGTATCCAGGGAGATGTTTGCCAGATCTCCAAATCTGTCCACCACCTCGCCCACGGCATCTCGAACTGGTCCGGTAACCGTGAGAAGTGGCTCCCAAAGGTTCTCTCCTATGGTGCGGATCTTATTGAGCCCCGCAGCCAGGCCGGATATAACCGGCGTGAAAGCATCCAGTATCGGGCCGCCTATATCCTGTAATATGGCACCTACCGAATTCCGAAGGATCTTTAGTTGTGCTCTTGCATTGTCCGCTCCGGAGGCGAAGCTCTCGCCTATGGATTCGCCCTTCTTACCGGCTTCCACTGTATCCTCTATGGCCTGCTTCCACTCCTGGGTGTGGCCGATCATCTTGACCAGGACGTCCATGCCATAGGCACCACCCAGGGCTTTGGCGGTGCTCATGAGCTTATCTGAAGGGAGATCTTCCAAGGCTGCGCCGATCCTAAGAATAGTGTCGGTTGGGTCCGTGGTCATCGAAGCCATGAACTCTTCGACATTAACCCCCAGGAGCCTGGCTGCTACTGCAGCAGAATCCTCATTGGCCGTCAGCTGGTTCAGCAGCGCATCGAATGAACCTGCAGCACGTTCAGCAGAAGGAAATACCGACGCGAGCATCCCGCCCCACCCGGCGATCTCATAGGCATCGGCACCCAGGGAGGAAAGAGACCCGCTCACCCTGGTAGAGAAGTCGAGAACATCCCGTTCGGTAGCATTGAAATTATTGCCCACATAATCCACTGCAGAACCAAATTTGCGGGCAAAGTCGGCAGAGTCAGCAGCATCTTCAGGCAGGCTCTTGAGCTGCCCTTTTACTTTGCCGATAGCCACCGCTGCTTCTTCAGCAGGGATATCGAAGGCCGAACCCATTTCCAGGGCTACTTGTGTGAATCCAGCCAGGGCGGTTTTTTCTATTCCAAGAGAACCAGCAGCAGCCGCCACCGATTGAATACCTGCAACCGTTGTGGGAGATTGGGCGTACAGGTCTTTAAGCTCCTGGTTCAGTTTTTCGAAATCTTCGGTGCCCTTTTTGATGCCGGTGGTCTTGGAGATCTGAGCCATCCCGGCCTCCCACTCCATAGCCGCCGAAGTGGATGCTCCAGCAACGGCAGCCGCCCCGGCTATGGCCGCCCCTGCCAGTATGCCAGTAGGCCCTAGGGCTGTGGCTGCTGTAGATAGGGCGCTGCCAGCTGCCCCGAACGGGGCCGCTATGCCAGATACTAGATCGTCAGCCAAGTTGCGCCCAACGTCCCTCCAATTGCTCTTAGAAATGGCACCGGACAATCCTGTCCGAACCTGGGAGCTAACGCTGGTCTCTATCCCAGATACAGCGGTTGTGGCCTGGGTTTTCGCCTGAGCCAGTTTGCCCAGAAGCGGAGAGATATCTCCATCGATAACTGCTGTTACCCTTCCAACTTCTACTGCCATTATTCGCTCCGCTAGATCTTGCTAACAATAGAGAAAATTGTGTGGTGTTTATTCAGTGGTCAAGCGGCGGCCCGCCTTCACCACAGAGCCGCATCATGCGAATGTGGTACTCCAAATCCGACTCAGAGGATCTATTTACCACCGGCTCGTCTATGCGATAAAAATCTTCGAATTCAGCAAGTTCGCCTGCCCAAGCCATGGCAAACGCTACACCAGAACAGTAACCAGCAAAAGCAGAAAGCTCGCGTTCCCTGTTTACTTCCAGCCTATGATGTTCCTGGAGAGCACGCAGTTCGTTGGGCGTAAGGTCAAGAAATCGATTAGGGAGTAGCCCTAATTGGATGTAGGCGAATCTGGCGGCTTCACTGAATTCGTCGCCCCCGATTGATTCTCTGCCAGCTTCTTCAGCCTCTCGATCTTTGCCAGGTCTTCTGCCAGCTCCAGCCGGGCGATTTCCAGCTTCGCATCCGCCTTCTCGCGGTTGATCCGCCTGGTCTCCTCTTCCCTGCGAATATCGGCTTCCCAATTCTCCAAGGAAGAAGGGTCAGCTGCCACCAGATATGCCTCATAGATCTTCAATTGCAGAGTCTCAAGATCGCCGCCCTTTTCCAGGTATGCCTCGATAGCCCCCTTGGCGGCTTCGGGATTACCAATAACGGCCCCTACAGCTGCCTCCAGGATATCGGCCATTCTGATATATGCTGTCAGAACGTGGCCGGTATGAGTGGTCATACCAGGCTGCAGAATATCCTGCCTCTTTAGGATGCTCTTTGCTCTGGATTCAAACTTCTGAATAGCATCCCATGTCCATCTGAATTTCCGAACCTCATCCATTTCAACTATAATGTCCCTCATTTCAGCTCTCCGGATATATTTCGCCCCGGCCCTTGAAGGTCAGAGTCTCCTTCTGGGCATCGTTGGGATTCGCCACCATATTCTCAATGCTGTTCAGAGCGCCTTTACCCACAAAAGAATACGCCGATCCGTCGGTGTTTATGCCGCCGTTCTCAGTGCCGATCTTCAGGCTATCTGCTATGTTCTTCGTATCGGCGTTCAGAATCCTCACCTTGCTTGTTGGACCTCTCGTGCCGGAAATTATCTTATATCTACCGCCCAAAAATTTCACGGTCACTGTATCATAAGGTGCTCCAAGCGCCCTGATCTTGGATTGCATTTCGCTGGCTATCAAGGCACCGCTAGTTTTCCCACTAACCGTCAGAGTCACTGTGGAAGGGCTAGGTTCATCATCAAGCTGGATCTTGAAGCTGTCATCGGTGCTTCCGCCGATATCGGTGGAAGGATTGAAATCCGACATATGATAGCCTTGTCTATTAAATGCGTAGATCTTGGCAATTATCTCCTCGGATAGCAGATTGGCATGATCTTCTATTGCATAGTAATAAGCCTCGGCGGTCAGTTCCCAGTTCAAGAATGATGCCATCGTTGCGCCCCACCCTTCATCTTCACATGATGTGATATCGATCTCACTACCGTTTATGGTGAGTTTGGCATCATATAGATTAGCTATTTTGATGAAATCGCTTTCATCTCTGCGCTTGCCTGATGCCCTCACTAGATCAGTAGCACCCAGGGGGTTATCGACCGTTATGCGGCCTCTCAGGTAGTTGATTTGGCATTGACTGGTTATGTTTATCCAGTCGCCAGCTCCGCCCACCTGCTTCTCGATTGTAACTGCATAGGTGTTATCCCAATAGCGGTATCCACGCGGCGCTTGCCAATGAATATGATCACCAGAATCCACAAGGGAAACGTTGGTGAATGTGACCGAAGGGTTTTCTGGATCGTCCCTGTATAAGGAAGCACTCAATCCAGATATGGCTGAGGTAGTCATAGCGCACCTCAGCTAATTACAGACAAAGGACCGCTGCCTTTTATTGTCCAATCTACTCTCTGGCCGGTGGACTGGCCCGCCAATTGAATCAAGCTTCCTAGGACTCTGCCAGCGCCCTGCCAACCAACGGGGTTGGTTGTTGGTGTCCCTTCGCTCAGGATCTTGAAGTACAGGATGGTATCTTCATCCAGCATGGCGCTCATCAGGACACCATAACCTTCGGCATCCGTGGTGATGAGGTTGTTTTTAGGAGTTAGCTCCCACTGCTTCTTTCCCGTTATAGTGTCACCCCAGCCACCAGAATCGACATGTGTGACATCGATCTCCTGTGCATCGATCCTAAGCTGCATATCTGTCAGCTCAACAACTTTGTAATACGTTCCTTCCTGGGTTGTGCTCACCCAAAGGGAACCCTTCATTCCACTCTTAGCATTTGTTGCCATATTCATGCCTCCAAGCAAGCTTTACAGCCTGCGAAAGTATGTATAAAAATAGGATTATGCAAATATCTGGAACTCGACTATGACTTTATGTCTCCCGTCTTCCTGTCGGCCCATATAAAGAGGCCCCGACCTGGCAGCCCAAATGGCCTGACCAACTACGTCAGAGTTTGAAAACGTGTTCCAGATATTATTCGCCTTATTCCATGCCGACGCAAGATCTGAATCTACTATATGGACTTGCACCCCCGGCCTGGCATGCACCGAATCCGTGCTCACTATGGGATTTAATCCCCCAGTAGGCAAAACCGCGATCTGGGAAACGGGCGTTGGCCTGACATACATAGCAAATATGTCCAAGCCTATTGCCGTGGCATGCCCCGCCGCTACAATGGCATTGATCATATCCGTTACAGCGTCGGTCATAAAACGCTCCTCACCCGTTGCTCAATTCTGCCTGGCAGCATAGGCAACTGCCAGTTAAAGGCGTTCTCAAGCCATTTTGCTTGGCCTGTCGAGTGATTCAGGGTCAGATCTTCGTGCTGTTTGACTGTATAGGGCGCAGACGGTCCGCCGAATCCAATCTCTATAGTCTTGCC